CCTGTTGCATCGCAGGTTATTACTGATGATCCTGGGTCTACAATTAGCGTAAATTGTCCATTACTAAGATCGATAGTGTAATCTGTAGTAAGTGTTAATAATACACCATCCTTATAGACGGCGGATATACCGTCAAGAGTAAAAGTGTGAAAACTAAATACAGTCTGACTGATCTCATATGTATGAGTAACAGTATTAATACAAGCCGGATATATGCCTGCCTTACCACCGACCAATATGGCCCTGGGTCTGTTATTCACATCATCCAATAAATAAGGATATGTAGTAATAGTATATCTATCAACTGGTAATCTGCCATATAACCGATTACGCAGGTCAACCAGGCTAATATCCACACCACTATCGTTAATAATTATATTTGATATACTACCCTGTACAATATCTGTATAATTAGTATATACATCTGTATTAATTCCTGCTTTTACTGTAACATCGCAGTTCTTCCAGATGTAATTATGTAAATTACTTATCCACCAGGATGCATCACCTAACTTAATCTGTCCGTATTGCTGCATGATATCTCCGGTAAATAGATCATTAACTTGCTGGGTATAGGGTGGCATCTGGTCAAGCTTAATAGTTGGATAATATGGATACATACCAGTTCCATGGATATCATGATTTGCGGTTGAATCAGAAAAACCAAACCAGGTATAAAATACATACGACTTTCCGCTGCTGTTGGGATTATCTCCTGTTGTTGGATATATATATACCCTATTATTTGATTGATCATCAAAATAACTACCAGCTACAAGTGATGTAACTGCTAATACTTGCGATAACTCAATGTTATTTTCCTTTACCTGGCATATTGGTGGACCTGTATAACCAATAACATAGACACTCCCGAGCGCATACCATTTCATTTTTTACCCATTAATTTTTGTAATAAACTTTTCTTATCTTCTTTTGGTTTTGCAATACCCGCTATATCCTCTAATGATGATATCCTTGCCTCTTGTGTAATAACTTGCTGTCTTAATTTTTGTAACTCCTGGGTTAAAGGATAAATAAAATCTGTACGATTAACAGAGATAGGCAATAATATTACATCTACATCCTCCAACTCATTATCCATTGTTTTTTTATGTAGCTTTACTTTAGTTTTTTTATTTTTTTGTATATTGATATCTTTTATATCATAATCTATTACTGGCTTTGTTTCGCCATTTTTATCGACATGAAACAGCCCGTACCTTACTGCTTGAGGAGCTATAGCCTCCAACTCCTCTGCTATTACTGTAGTAATATTATTAGTGCCATCATAATAGTCACATGTCTTAATTGGGACGTCATATATCCACGACGTATCTGCATTATCACGGATATTAGTCTTATATCTCTCTGAGCTGGGTAATGGACCTAATAATCCCGTAGAGTCAATATACAGATCTGTATTGGTACCACTAATAACTGTACTATATGCCGCAGGTATTGTTACAGTGCCAGATGTTGATATCACCAGTCTCGGCACCGAACTTGTGTATAATTGTAATGGATGGGCGGAGAATCCCCCCACCCAGGTTGCCGTAGACGTGCTGCCAATACCACCAACAGCTCCACCAGTATACTCGGTTACAAGCAATGTATTAGCGGCCGTTTTGGCGTGTAGCGTATAAGTTGGTGATGTTGTGCCTATACCTACTCTTGTATTTGTGTGATCAATTGTAACTTGCGTTGTTGATAGATTACCAAATTTAGTTTTACCCGTGTCGTTATCGATCAAAAAATCTGTACCATTATGGTCGATCCTCGCCTCATCATTGCTGCCACTACTGCTAATATATAGTGGTTCATCAAGCCTTACTCCGCTAATTGACATAAGTCCTCCTATGCATTTACTTGTAATATATTACCGGTCTGCAATGTCCAGTATAAGCTGCTTGACCCAAAATCATTTAATTTTAATATATTATCTGTATCAATTATCCAATAATTATTAGTAACCTCTACTGGCTGCTTGGTAATTGTTAATATATTGTTTTGATCCGGTAACCAGTGCTCTCCAACATCATCATTAATTAATGTACTATCTGTTGGATCAATACCTGGTTTTATTTCAACTAATATTTGTATGTTTGACATTAATTACTCCAGGTACCCAAATATTTTAGCTTTTAACGTTGCAATTGATCTTAGGTCATCCTGGATAGCAAACGATATTGTTGATCCTCCGCATAAACATAGAGGACGGCCACCGAATCTTTTTTGAAAATCAAAATTACCAAATATTGAGTTCCACGATACTGTTGTAGATCCATATCTTGCATTAATAAAACCCATACATAAACTACAATTAGTCTTATATGTTGCAATTATAGTATTGTTAATTTTAAATAAAATTCCATTTGTTAATGTAGTAATATTCGCAAATTTTTCGGGTGAAAAGGAAGCGCCGGAGTTATATATACCCACAGTCATATCATATAATAATGCAGATTTGCCAGCGGGTGCTGTATAAGAAAATATAACAGGATTACCCACAGACCCATTTACATTCATATTCTCCGTAGCACCATTTTTTAAAAAAAAGTTAATCATGTTAAATTCTGTTACTCTTACATCGTCATAAATGCTCCCTATCGTCATTATCGTTCCTCCCTCATTTTTATATTTACCTTTATATTTGATCCAGCTATTATTTGCTTATCAAATTGCTCTATGCTGGCATAATAAGTATTACTCTCTGGATTGCTATAACTATCTACATATCCCCGCGGTTTTTGATTAAATACTAATGGATTACTTGTCCCAACAGCGCTAATCATAGAGTTAAATCCTGCAACATCTGTGATACAATCAAATTGCATTGCCCAGGACTTATATTGTGGTCTCGATATTGTTGATATTTGCCCTCCACTCGACATTGATACTACAGATGGATCAATAATTGTATCTATAGATGTGCTATTATAGCCATATGTTGGCTCCCAATATGTGCCCATCCATATCCGCCCAACCTCCATATATCCATCAGGATTACCTACAACATCATACATATAGACGCCAAAATCATCATAAGTTAATGTTGTAGGTGATATGTATATAAATAGATCATCAGTCTTAGTCATAGCCTGGTTTAGTGGAGTTGTTGCCCAATTATCATTAGATCCTTTAATCCGCATGTTACTATTAGTATTTTTTTGGAAGTTATGATTAAAAACTACAAATATATTAGCCTGTAACGCACTATAACCCTCCATGCGTATATACTCGATATTAACACCGGTCGATCGCCATGGATATGTACGCCATCGTTGTTGTGTATTAATAGCAGGATAATTACTTAACTGGCTTGAGTATGATAGTGTTTTGCCATCCCAAATATTATTATATGAAAATCTAATATTACTCATATCACCGATCTCCTGGGTATAGTTATGTATCCTCGCAAAATTGCCTCCCTTATCACTGGCATGATATCGCTATGTATTTTAGACATAAATGACGCTGCATCTATTGCATTGATATTAAATTGTACATTAACCTGTTGAGATACATCACGAGCACCTAAAGGAGTGACTGACATTTTGACAGCGTCTCTATTTCCCTGGACCTGTATGATTTCCGGTGATAACGGATCGCCTGCTATAAATTGAGACGGTGGTGTAATGTAACCATTTGTGCCATTAGCAAATCGAGGAGTGCGTCCACCAGCGACGATTGTACCAGACCCAGGACCGGGACCGCCTCCCTCAACAATAGTTCCACCGCCGCCACCACTACCACCCCCTCCTTCTCCACCGCCGCCACCTCCAGGAGCATATCCTCCAATATCCGGTGATTTATATGCACCTCCTATTGCTGCGATTTGTGCAGCGCCAAGAGCAATGGCAAACGCTATTGCTGGCAGGTTGAGAGGCCAAATAGCAGATGCAGCCGCTTTTGTTATTGCTACGGCCGTATTAGCGATCGCTTGTGCAATTGCAAGCGCTTTTTCCCGCTTCGCAGCCGCCTCATCTAATTCAGCTTTTTTCCTATGCATTTTATTGTTGAGATCACTGATTGCAGCTTCTTTTTCTTCGTTACTCATTTTACTGTTATTAATTCTCAACAACTCTTGATCATACCATTGATTAAGATTAGATTCTGCACGTTTTGTATATGCGTCATTTAGTGTACCCATAAAATCAAAAAATCCACGGATAACTTCTAATCTTTTTTGTGTTTTTTTCTCAAAATCTTGCTGTAACCTTTCATTCATTTCAAGTTCAGCTTTTTCTTCTTTATTAAAAGCCTCTAACTTAGCATTCCACCTTTTATCTTCTGCTAATTTTTTAACAGATGTTAGCTCTTCTTGGTATTGCTTAAAACTAATTTGTTTATCATTAAGAGCATTATATAAAATAGTTTTTTGGTCATTTTCCCATTGTTGTATTAAATACAACTCCGCTTCTCTCCATTGTTTTCTCCGGATCATATCATCATATATCATTTTTTGCTGTTCGGCATGGATATTATTTAAAAATCCTTGATGAGTTTTCCAGCGCTCTTCTGTTTTTTTATATTCTTCTTCTGTTTTTTTCTTTTTTTCTTCGTCTTGTTTTTTTTCTTTTTCTAATTTTACTTTATACGCTTCATCTCTTATCTTCTGGATTGATAATAGATGCGCCTTTTCAAGCAACGCATACTCTTCTTTTGTTCCTCTATTTTTAGCTAATATTTCTTTATTTTTAATTAATTCTCTATCTAACTCTGCTATTTTAAAATCTGTAGTATTTTTTGTAGCTTCATTTATTCTTGAGTTTGCTTTATCAAGTATTGACTGTACATTTGTAACCATTTCCTCCGTTTTTGCAGGTATGTCCTTCATATTTTTTTTTGCATTTTCTGCACGATCAGCGTAGTCTGTCATACCGTCAACTATACGTCTCAACCGTGGATCCAGGTCTCTATAAGCAGCTTCGTTCTCTCTGATCAATTGGGCGGCTGCTCTTAACCCTGTGATATTTTTGTCGTATTGTTGAGCTACCTGCACAAGACTATCACGCAGGAATAATGCATGTTTACCGTGCTCCGTCCACTGCATCCCCTTCATTGAGAATTCTGTGTAGTAATCTAACGCAGGAATTATCCAATCAACAACTGATTGTATAGCATTAGACAGCCCAAGAGTATCATCTATCATGGATCCTAATTGCCACCCCCCAATAAATGCAGCGGTGTACATTGTGGCTTTTCCCGCGGCGGTACCGACACCCGTCCACGACAATCCAAGTAGTTTTAAGCCGTCTGTCATTTTTGGTAACATCATTAACAATGTTCCACCAATTGTTATAAATGCTCCAACAGCCGCAACAGTAACCAATATGGCGTCTGCCAGTATAGGATTTTCTTTTGCCCAATTCTGGAAATCAACCACAAGGCCAGTAATTAATTTTGCAACATCCGTTAACAACGGGGCAAGAGCAGCACCGATCATATTACCGACACCTTCAATTGATTTATTTAACTCGACTAATGCGTCATCCAGCTTAGCCGCGGATAATGCAGTGCTGTCAGTCATGACAATACCTAACTCTTTAGCTCGTGCAGTTAATTGTTCAATTCCCTCACGCCCGTTGTTAAGCATGGGGATTAGATCTGCACCTGAATTTCCAAAAATTGCCACTGCCAGGGCTGTCTTTTCGGCGCCGTCCTCCATTTTGGCAAATCTCTCGGATACGTCAAGCAGTATCTCATTAATATCTCTCATTTTGCCGGAGCTGTCAACCACCGTTATACCAAGCTTCTCAAACTTTTCTCTTGCACCGTCCGATCCGGTGGCGGCCTTTTCAATATTTTTTGCTAATTTTGGTAACGCACTTGATAAAGACTCAATTTGTGCTCCAGACATTTCAGCCGCGTATTTTAGAGCAGAAAGCGATTCGACGGACATGCCTGTCTTCTCCGACATGTCATTAAGCGAGTCCCCAAGGTTTTTAAAGTGTATCACAGATGCAGCGACTACGGCGGTTATAATACCACCGACAATCATCATGGCCTTACCTAACGATTCGAGTTTTTCTTTATTATCTTCGATAGATTTTGTTACATTTTTTGAAGATTCCTCCGTTTTTTTCATTGAGGAATCGACGGTATTCATATCTTTTGAAAACCCGTCTGCATCTATATCTGTAGCTCTGTCAAGGTTGTCTAATTGTTTTGTGAGATCTTTTACCGGTGGAATAGCTTTATTAGTCTCGCTCGCAACCCCATTCATTCCGGTAACATATTTTGCAGAGCTATTATTATTCAACTCTGTCTGTAACCCACTTATCTGCTTTTTAAGTTCTCCTGTAGCTTTATCCGCTGTATCCATAGATTTATTTGCAGACCCTAACTCACCCGTAAGCTTGTCTGTATCTATGTCTAAGGATTTATCCAGTCCACTAAATTGTGTTGTGAGATCTTTTACCGCTGGCTCTGCTCTCTCGACTTGCTTTATTACGCCTCCCATAGCTGTAATAAATTTTGCATTATCGGAGTCCATTACTGTTTGCAGATCATTAACATTATCTGTTAATTTATTCGTAGATTTTTCTGCTACGGCCATGGATTCATTTGCTTTATTTAATCCACCCGTAAAATCTTTTGTCTCAAGAGTTAATGTTGCAGTAATATCACCAGCGTTTAAACTCATTACATACCTCGCAGATAGTTAGCCTCACAAAATGCAAGTCTATCGATACCAGTAATTAAGATATTATAATCACGTATAAGATTCTCGTAGGCCTTTGTGCCAAAACAAGACACATTACTAATCTCTACATTTTTTATAATATCTCGCATTTTATTTAATTTTACCTGGCAGGCTGCCATAAACCAGTAGTCTACAAACTCGCTATTAGCGCCTGCCAGGTCATTATAAGAGAATAATCCTGGATACTCATCCGCTATTACTCTTATTTTTTTAAGTCTTTTTTTTTTCCTAAGACAGAGTTATTAATAACGAAAGTTGTAAGATCTACAAGCTTTGCAAACTCTAACTTTTTTAAAACATCTACAGGTATATCTGTAATCGTGTGTAATTGATTAACTTTTGCCTCAACGTCTCCCGCGTTAGCCTTATCCTCAAAAGGTCTGGCATCACATAGCGTTTGTGACGTTACCGGGTTAATGATATACTCAATTCCATCTATTATCACTTTTGCAACTTCATAAACTATATTATCTAAATTAAGTATACTCATTAGTTTACTCCAAATGCAAAAAGCTTTCTGGTGTTTCCGGTTGACGTTGCAGGTAGAGCCGTAAACTTAACCTGGACAATCCTCTGCGATGTATCATCGTACGTATTTGTTAACTCGACCACCGGAGGTGTTGCCAAAAAAATATGTAACCACTCTGATTTTGTGCTTGTTGCAGTACCATTTTCTACAGGTTTTACATATATCGGTTTTGCCAGGGCTCTAAGATCCGTGCCATTATCACATTTAAATGCGTGCTCCGCTGTTGATAATGTTACACCAACAATTTTTTGTAGCCTGGCAGACTCGACCTCTGACATAACTACGGTTAGTGTAGGATTTGCACCACCTACAGATACCTGCGATATAGCTGTATCTCCAAACCCATCCTCTTTTACATCCGCGGTGTTTTGCGTATAGGACAATGTTACACCACCCATTGACGGAGTCATCGTTACCGGTGTCCCTAACGGATCCCAGATAACCTGTCCAGCGCTTATACTACGTTGTACTACGGCCATATTGCCTCCTATTAATTATATATTATGATTAGTTGATAATTTGTACTAAACTCAAATCGACCGGATTCATCCGGTCCTATATATGTAGGTGCCTGCAAGGGATGTATCGCATTAATTGTATATTTTGGTGTAACAACTGGTAACTTAACATTACTTGTACCATCCTCAAACATATACTTATACACCTTCCAGGCGTCGTCTGATGCATCTTTCCAGGAAATTGCACGAGTAATTACTTGTAACATATAGTCAATCCGCTTGCGAAACTCATAGTTAGGCTTACCGCCATAACCTGTTACTAATACGCACCTATCTGGAGCAGATTGCAAACGGTGATGGACCTGTAGAGTAGTGCCTAATGTAAGACTGCAATTAGTAGCAATTATACCAGCAACGTCAATCAGTATATCAGGCATTAATTGACTCCTCAATTATAACTGTAGCAATATCCGCCATAAGAGATCCCCATCTATCTGTCTGGACTATTTTTTTTTCCAGATATTTTGGTCCGACACCGGACTCACTCCAATTTACTGTTCCTTCCTCGACCTCGTGCCACCGAGCTGCATAGGGCATTGTGTACCAAATTTTAGCGGTATTATTATTAACATCTACTCTGGCAGTACCTCGCAGGTTACCCTCAAGGAGTGGCGCCTTAGGCTCCTCTTCATCGGTTGCTAATTTTATAGCGGATGCGGTCTGGTATAGCACCGTATCAACTATTTTTTTATTAGCGTTAGCTAATTTATTAATTATTTTTTTTGTAGGATTAAAATTAATGCTAAAACTCATAATAACACCAACCTTGTTAGCTTCCGGGTAAAATCCTCTAAATGGTTAATAGCAATTATTCTCCAGGTTTTCCCATCGAATGTTACCGTGTCCTCGGTAGTAATGCTATTGTTGTAATCTATAGTAACATTTGCCATAGATGTAACTGACTCACCCTCAATCGACATAGTTAATTTTTTGCCTCGATTAATATAACCCTGTATAGTAGTCGATGATGCTGCATTAGGGACATTAGCCGTTGAGTAACCGCCGCTCGTATTAAGCGTTATTGTATGTATGTTATAAATATCCACTATTATCCCCTTGCTCTTATATCCGCTGCACGTCTACGGATATCATCCTGGTCTACATATGGATCAATACCATCCTCGCAATTAGGATGTATTGGTATCTCTATATCTAATTTTGGATATTTTTTTGATAATCCAGATAATGAGTATATTTTCCCCTGGTATTGTTCGCAAACCTCACAAGGATTGTCATGCCTGGGTATTTTTACCAGGTCGCAACTATATTGATCACATGCAGCCTTGACGGCTTCCGTTTGGACAAATCGCATTTCTGATCTTGCTACCATTTTATAATAAGTTGATGGCTTATAGTTGCGAGTACCGCCATTCTTCAAACTAACTTCGATAAATGCTAAATCTCCAAAAGTAGTTGTAAAGAGATCCTTGACGGTTGCCTGGACATCTGCTCTTGCTGGTGTTGCAAGTACTGCACCGATTACTCCCCTTGTATATGACGGTGTTATTGACCAATCTTGTATCTTACGGATACCGCTGCTTACCTTGATCAATCGACCAGCTAATGATTTAGGAGACATGTTTTGTAGATTAAGATCCCTAAACGCTTTTATAACAAGATCAAAAAATGTATCAACTCGATCCTGTATACTGTCAAGTGCATGTAGTAATTTTGTAGTAATATTTAGGTTGTAATTATTGCTATTATTAACCTGTCTATTATTAGTATTTAGCCCATATGACTTTAACTTTTTAACCGCATCTTTATAGCCGTCTTTATAAGCCGCATCTATGTTTGCAACTATCCATGCTCTTGTGATGTTACGCAAATTATTAATAATATTAGTTATATTAGTATGCTTAAGATATAGAGCGGCTATATCTGTTTTATCAATACTATTAATGGACTTAGTGATATACGTCTCTAATGCATTAATGTGACGCACCAGGCCATTAACCTTGTGTCTTATCGGTATCATAATATGTCCTCTACACGAGCCCGCGGATAACACGATAGAGCACTACGCTCGGACAGGTTAACTACACTAATACCTGCACGATCTGTTAACGTTTGCAATGATATCATCTCCCGCAAAAACCTGGGTAGATAGTCCTTTTCATATCCGCGTGGCTCTCCCCACGAATCCCAAACATGTGCATGTCCGTCAAGCAGGCAATAATCAAATCCCAATAAATATATAGGGTTAAACCCTAATGCGATTGCCAGGTTAACAGCGCCGTATCCGCTATGATCACCGGTGTATATATCCGTTAGTGTCTCCGGTATCCCATGCGATCCAGCACTACGCACATAGTAGCACCCATCATGATGTTGATTATCATGATCTGCCAGGGTTATTACAGATTTATATCCACGGGCTTTGTGCAATTGTTGCAACTCATCCAGTAGCACTGCATCCGTTAGATATATCATTGACGGCTCAAAAGCATAAGCAATTTTATTAATGCCAATGGTGTAATCATTACGCAAGAGATTAAAAGCAAATCCACGCAGGGACGGACCACCACCGATTACAAAGCAACGTTGCCCCTTAAACTGTTGATACTGGTAGATTGTGTTTAATGGTAACTTGTTTCCCTTTGGACCACATTGCCAGATAAGATGATGGTATCGTCTCCAATGTGTCTCGTTACAATACACCGCATCCATTAATTATCTCCATATACATACGTATGTGCAGGGTTATCAGTCTCATCACGATACAGATCGTAGGTATACACATACTTACCCGTCTTATATGCGTCCAGTATATCCAGTATCCTGGACGGTAGCTTACCGGATGCATTGATATCATACGACTCGCTTATTATCCCGGCGGATGTAATACCCTGTGATATAGCTGCCTCCCGCCGTATGCCACCATCTGCCAGATACACAATCATCTGGGCATACTCTTGTTGTGCGTATGCTAACACGGCCAATTGGTCCACGGTTGGAGTAAGTGGCAGACTTACCTCCCGGCTGTATCGTATACGGTTATAAGCAGTTGTAAGGGCTGCTGTCTTATCATTTGATGATAATGCAGTCCAGGTTGCGTTAAATCCATACACATTTGCATAATATGCACTTGCCGCGGCAATGTCCACCACCCATCCAATCATGTCAATCTCCTATATAGTTATGATATAGCGCAACGCTGGACTTGCAATTCGCTGCCAATCGTTGCACCATATGCCATCCAGTTGGCAATATCCTGGGTGTAATTTGTTTGATTAAACTGTTGGAACTGCGTTAATGACAGCAATTCAGCAGTCTGGATCTTTCCACCAGGCACAATTACATAATATGATGTGGCAGAGCTTAGTAACGTTGTGTAAATTGGTTGAAACATGTAATTTGATAATTTTACACTACTGTCGTAAGCCTGCATACTCACATTGAGGGCCTTACGCAACCGGGTTTGTAATTGGAAAGGTGCAAGCACAATAAACGTTGTTGCCATGCCATTAGGCAGCAATCCAATATCCTTAAGATTTGTGATCAACGTCTCGGCTGCCTTGTTGAGAGTCTGCACATCCCTATTGGCTGTATAAGCGGAGTCCGTATTAGGTAATGTGGACGGATCAGGATTTTGCCAGGTAATGTTTTGACCACTACCAACTGCCTCAATTAACGCATAGTGCACTTGTGCCTTTTTAAGATATGCCGAGTTGCGTAAAAAACTCAACATATCCTCAATCTGCACCCACTGCCTTGTCATGATTAATCGCATATCGATACCAACACCGCCGCCGTAAAAGTCAATGTACACGTGGTATTTAGTATCCGATGCACCATGATATTGAATTTTGCCACCAGGTAAAATCTTTTGGAATGTTACAGATGATGACATTGTCTGCACATCCCATCCATCAGTTCCTGATAGCGGGATATCCCTGTAAATTAGCTTATATCCCTCATCGTAGATAGGCATCGTTTTAAATCGTGCCTGCAAATTATTGTAAAATTCCTCAAATGATGAGGTTGTAGCAATGTTTTGAATCTGATATCCATGCTCAAAAAATGCACGTTTATCACGACGGAAATTTTGTAACTCCGTCGATTGAGGTAACCATGCGGGGGGATTAAGAGAAGGCAAAGCAAAGTAATGTGCAATTGCTTCACCAAAATTTTTCATTGCATCGTTATCCCGCAAAACATCCGCTAGGTTAACATTAGCAGGGAACAGTTTGTCCCAATTAACTACTTGATAATTAGCCATAATTGTGTCCTCCTCTATTAACGACCAGTACGACCGTCAAAGTCTGCAAGCACATGTGTAGCCGCTGCTGTAGCCGCTGCCCTCGCTAACCCAACATATACATCACCAGTAGCTTGTGTCTTATGCACCGTTAATGCACTTGTGTCAAGCCATAACTGATCACCAATTGCAAACGTCTTACCCGTACCTGTCGCCTTAGGTACCTCGCACATGTTACAGGCATACACACCGTTAAGGGTGCCACCGGATAACTTGTCCTGGTATGCAATTACATACGTGTCCTCTACCAGTGCAATCTCACCGGTATTTATATCCGCACCTGCAACAAATTGGATGCACTCTACCAGATCACCGCTGGTTTTAATAAAATCTGCATTTTTTGCCATATAAATCCTCCTATTATCCTGGTATTAATGGATTTGTGTTACTACTATTTGCCTGTCCAGGACCGGGCAAATTGCTACTATTAGGTACATTAGGATCAGTTGCAGGGGGTGCAAATAATGATTTTTGCGTGTCGTATTTTTTTAACACGTTGTCCAAAAACCCATTAACCTGCGGTAACAAATCCTTTCCAGGCTCAACCTTAAGCGAATCTCTCTCCATGTCGATAAATTTCCGCTGTTGCTCTGTGAGATCCTTACGCATGGTTATAGCCTGGCCAAATATATCCTTAGTCTGATACTGCAACAGATCAGTACTAACCTTGTCCATTGCTGCTTTTGAGTCCTGCAACTCCTTAGCGTGCTTTTCGCGTGCATCCTGCAACTCCGCTTTGAGGCGTAACGTCTCATAATACTGATTAGAGCTACCTTTACGGGCTGCGATCTCTGTCTGGATCTCATCTACCTTAAGCAGATCATCCGGAGAATATATCTGGGTAGGTGTTACTTTGTTATCCTTGATGTACGTTAAAATGTCAGTCAATGTCATTTTGTCTCCTGTCAAACATTGCAGGTAAGCCTCCCTAATGGCGCCTGCGAATGCTGGTGTACTTGTCGAGCTATGTGCTAATGCAATAGCTGTTATATCTCCGATCTCATGGGCCTGGACTGCATGTCCATCTAATTGTGTGGTATTAGTACGTAGAGGCGCCTCAAATGATGCTACATCCGTGGGTATACCCAGGCTATTAGCGTATCTCCGTATAATTGCCACTACCTTGTCCGTGCCCATCTGGATCGCGTTGATTACCTCTCCGATCTTACTACGACCGTCATGGCTATTAGTATCTCCGTGCCTATGATACACGGGTATGCCAGGCAATATTTTGGCTTTGATATATGGTATGATCTGTTGATACCATTTTAACTCTGCCTTACCCAACCCTACCACGTGCGTGCGTGATGATCCAGTGTGTGCAATAGTATAGGCCTCGACTGCATCATGCTTGTCCCGGATGCTAGCCATTACATCCGCGGGCACGTGTTGCAGCAACTCACTATCTGCCATATGCTGGATCTCGAGGTGCACTATCATAGCGCTTCTCCATAGTTTTTATTGTTTACATAACACCCGTTATCCGAAGTAGATAATAGGTAATGTCTTAAAACGTGCGTCATTAGGTTATCTCCTAATTATGACAGCGCCTTAAGTATCCGGTCCTGTTGGTCTTGAGGCAACCCAGACCTGGGTACCATCGTAGCAATATTACCCGTTGTAATACGGATGCTGTCTGTGATTGTGGGTTTTGGCTTGTGGACGTCAAGTTGACGGCCAAGAGACTCGACAAATGGCCGTAGTTCCCCAATTTCCTTTTCAAGCCTCTTAACCTGCGATGCAAGCTGCTCTATCTCTTGATCTTTCACTTTGATCTCCTTTTGTGCGTTATCGTATAATATTTTATACTCATCGTACTCTCGTACTAATCCGCGTTTAGACATTTGTGACGCTCCTATTCAGACTTTTAAAAAAATATTTATTTTTATTGCAAAAACACTTGACAATACAAAAATATGTGCTATAATATTGGTGTAAATAAGACATAGCGAAAAGGATTAAAAATGATAAACTTAGACGTAATCTTAAACAGTATCCCGGAAGTCCACCGCGGCGGGCCTGAGTACCTGGTTGACATATACCAGGAAGGCAAAGATTTTGCTGCGAAAATAGAGCGTGATACTCCTTATTGGGAACAAGTGTACAATTATTATCCCTGGCAGCATGAGTATGATGCAGTTGATACCGCGTTTTTCCGGGCGGGAATGGACGGGCACACAATGCCAGTGTGGACAGTTGGTTGGCGGTACGGTGCGGCCCCGGAAGGTTTGCCCAGCCGTAATTACCGGGAAAACCGTGACGAGGCTGGTGTGTCGATGATGGCAACCCAGAGGACGCCATGGGATTGTGATATATATGATTATTTAATGAACCGGCCGGTATGCGTTTACGGCGGTTATGAGTTGCAGCAAAAAGGCTCTGATGGTGAGCCTTTGATGGCCATAAATATGGTGATAGTTGAAACAAAATATAATGAGGAGGAAAATTAAGATGAATAAAAACAGCTATATCGATGCAATAAAACTGATAAGGCGCCATGGACAACGGTTGGCGTTTGTTATGGCTAAAGAAAGTTACAACAATAGTCGTTGTGATTATTGGTATAGCGTCATGTATTATATAGCATGGGAGCTGGATTAGATGACTCCCGCGGAAACCGTTAAGATACTCATCGCCAAAATGGGTATCTATAGAGCATATATTGAGGCCCTCTCCATGCAGCGGGAGGGTGATGCCAATGCCAGGGAGGTCCTCCGCATCTTGCGGGGATACCTGGCTTAATAATCTACCAGGAGCGTGCATTCGTACGCTCCTCTTTTTTTCCCATTTTATCTTTCCTTTCTTCGTTCACTTCCACTTTTTCGGCTCTCTCCGAGCTAAGCATCTCATCAACTAACCTGGACTGTTGGTCCATACTCCTTTGTTCGCTTTCCTCACGCTCTTCTTCCAGGCGCTCCAGCTCTTGTTCTACGTCAACTTCCGGGATGTGTTCCAAAAATGTGGTCGCTGAAACATAACCAGCGCCAACCGCTGGCAACCAAAAGTTGACAAGCTTATCCCAATCTGACTGGGTATGACCACCCAGGGAGATGCTTACTACGTCAACCTCATATGGCGTATAATCCAGCGGTATCAACGACATAGCCTTGTTGATTACCTCCGTAAGCCAGGACTCCGCTTGCTGTCTATCCTGCTTGATGCTGGCACCAAGACCCTCGGCCATGGATTGAGTTACGTTTTTGTTCCTGGTCTCATCCGGGCGCCCAAGGTGTTGAGCTGGTATACCCGTAGCCCTGGATATCGACTCAACCCGCTCCTTAATCTCATCCGGTAACACGGGGTAATGTGCAGGTACTGCATACACAAGCTTACCGACAAGAGCCATTAGCGACCTGGACTTGTAATTAATGCCTTGTGCAGATGCGTTGATAAGATCACCCGTGGCTCTCGCTGCCTCCGGGCTGTCACACTCAATCACTGGTTTTGGTGCTGCATACAGATTGTTATTAATCCTCATGTCAACCATAGCCTTTTCCAGGGCAATAACATCCGGGTAGCACGTCCACCAAAGGGGCATAGCTCTATTAATGTCGTTAGGTTGGCCTCGATATCTACTATACACGCATCTATCCGCTGGTACTGTTACTGTTGCTCCAATAGATGATATATAGGTTACTTGTGCAGGTACCTCGTCATTATCTGGGTCTGCAATTATTTTATATCTATATCGATAATACGACATGTACTTAGCGGTTACCATCCATTTTTCAGCGTGATCAATTCCTTCAGAGTCCGTCCACTTCCATGGCATTTCAACCGGTGTGAGATACAGTAACAGTTTACCCTCTTTCTCTATGTTTGCCAGGATGTTAGCCAGGTTAGATTCGTCGAGTTTATTAACTTTCAGGAATTTTTCGGCGAAGGCTTTTTCCCTTTCCGCTTCTTTTTTTGTGGTATTTATTTCAACAGATCCAAGGACGAATCCCGCTCTAAGATAAATCATGGGGAGTATTGATAATCCGTAGTCCATTTCCCCATTACAAATTAAGTGTATGGTTTGAACCCAGGAATCATATGATTTGATGCTATTTTGCGAATATAATGTGTCTGCAAGCTGATTTCCAGACATTGCAATTTTTAGTTGCCCTATTTGGTATTCGAGGTTTTGGATTTGTAATAATTTATTGTTTTTATTATTTGAGTAATTATCTCTAGTATTACTACTAGTATTACTAATATTACTACTATTAATATTATTATTATTACTATCTAGTCTAGTATATATATAGTCTTTTATTCTAGTCCACATAAATGTTCTTATAACATATATTTTCGGATTTGTCAAGTGTTTTGTTGAAAAAAATAAAGATTTATGCTACAATATACCTGGAGTAATTATGTAATATTACAATAATACTGCGATTGTACTACGATAGGAGTAGCTATGACACAAATAATTGACTTTCCTAACAAAAAGTATCAAATCATATATGCAGATCCACCCTGGCAATATTGGGCTGGTGGTAAAAAGAATCAATCCCGTCACTACAAAACAATGACGATGGATGAGATTAAAAGTTTACCGGTTAAAAATATATCTGATGATAATTGTACACTTTTTATATGGGTAACATTTCCTGTACTCAACGAAGTCTTCGATATTATTAATTCATGGGGATTTAAATACTCGACTATTGCTTTTTGTTGGGTTAAAAAAAATAAAGTATCAGACGGGTGGTTTTGGGGGTTAGGTAATTGGACAAGGTCTAACGCGG